CCCCTTGATCGTTGTAAACAGTGTCGAGTAGTTCATACTTCACCTCACGCCATCGGGCCGCGAGCGGTAGTCCCTTTGGTCGCAGCGCCAGTGCCGCGAATCTTGATGCCCGAAGACTTCGGCTCGGCATAACCCTTGCTGCTCAGATTACCAACGGAGACCCGCAGGTCGTTGATGGTCTTCTGATTATCAGCAGCGCCAACCTTGACGGAGGCTACTTTCTTGATCTTGTCCATCATTTGCCCCTTTGGTTTTTGGCACGAGCCATGTTGCGGCCAACAGCCTTCATTGCCGCCGAAGTCACGCCACCCTTCTTGAAGGTCGCGGTCTTGCCCGGGTGCATCTTTTGTTCGTGTTTCGTAACTGCTTTCTTCGCGTCCATGTGTAGCTCCTAAGTAACCGACACGGTAACCGTGCCTAGAGAAATGGTCATGGCCAACACATTCGGCGTCAGACCAGCATCATTTGACCGGCTCCCACCAACCGGAGCCCATCCCCACTCGATTATACGGCTACCGCCCTCCGGGCTACCAACATCCGCTGGGGAAAGCAGCAAACCACTGTTCCCCGACAAGATGTAGCTGGTATCCGGCCTCGGGTTGCGGATGGCCTGCGGATCGTAGATCGGATACATGCCAAGCTGGAGTTGAGGCTGATCCGGCTCCCAGCACTCAGGGCAGACCATAATGTTGACCTGCTTGGTCTTGATGGTCAGCTTTTTGAGCTTGGTCAGCTTGTAACGAAACCCGCAGCGGTCGCACTCTGCGATTGCGTTCTTGCCGGATGCAAAACGATTGCCCATTATCCGATGGACATCCTTCTTGGCACAAACCGGATGGGAGACTTATCCCGGTCTTCCTCTGCTGCGAACCGGAACTGCTCCTCATAGTCCATCTTGAGGCCAGCAGAGCGGCCCTGAGCGTTTGGTAGCTTCAGGGACAGGTAATAAGCCAGTCCGGTGGTCATGCAGGGAATCCAACGAAACGGGATGTCCTGTGTGGTCAAGCCGGTGCCGCTATCCTGAATCCTGCGAAGACGCCAGTAAATGAAGGTGTATTGGCTACCCGGGGAGCTTGGAGTAGGCCAGACATGGATTTTGGGATAATCGATACCCGTTGCTGCGTCCGTCCCATCAGGCTGGCCACCCACCGGATACTTTGCGCCAGACTGCCGATCAACCCAAACTTGGATCGGCCTTCCCTGAGCGTTCTTGTTAGGGATGGAGGCGTAGGTCGGCATGGAGATGCGGGTGATGGTGATGTCCTGCTGGCCCTGCCCGGTGCCGGTGCGAACAACATGCTCAACCAGATCGATCGTATCGGCGGGAAGGTTGTAGTCAGCCTGCCCCGTGACCATGGGGATCGATCCTTCCTCGATAGTCCAGAAGTTGATCCCACGGTTAGCCCACTCGATGGTCAGGAGATTCAGAGACCGCCGAGCGGTCTTGAAATCATAGCCAGAGCGTAGCTCCGCGCCACAACGCTCAAACGCCTCTTCGATAATCTCGTTGAGGTCAAGGTTGAATGTTACGGTGCCTGATGTAGTCATAATGGGCCTTTAAACGATCTTCCTGTGTTTTGCCACCTTCTTGGCCACCTTGGGTGGTTGTGGCACAAACTGTTTGCCTGCGGCCTTGCCTGCGCGTTTGGCGCGGGTTGTAGCAGCATACTCAGCCGGAGTCAGCGACTTGATCGCGGCTTCCGGCAGATACCGCTCTCCCGTCTTGCTGGAGGGCTTCCCAGACTTAGTGCGCCATTTCTGGTCGCCCCATGACTTGAGGCTCTGCTGTGGAGCTTTCATCCCTTGTACCCGCCGCCCTTAGCTTTATATTGCTTGGCCAGAAGCTGGGCCTTTCGGGCCGACCATTCTCCAGCCCCCGTTCCCTGCACCGCCCGGGACTTGATGCTCTTGAACAGCGACTCACGCATCCCCGGCTTGGTGTAGTTCCCGGCCTCGTTCACCTTGCTGACTCCACCCTGTTTAAACAGCTTAACAGGCTCATTGCCATCCCGCTTCTTGATTGACCGAACCTTTTTGGGGTTGATGTCCCCCATTCCACGGGATGGCATCATGATCAGCAGGCCCGACCGCCCTTAGCCATCTTGACCATCTTACCCTTGGTCTTGCCTTTGGACTCGATACCGCCGCCACGGGCAAACTTCGGGGTCTTCTCTTCATCTTTTTTCTTGAAAAGGAAAAACGGCTTCTTGCCCGACTTTTTTTCAGCTTTCAATTTACCACCTCCTGATTGAGAGAACTCACTACCCACGGATTGTGGGACACCGACCTTCTTTGCGAAGCCCTTATTATGGGCTACGGCCTGCATGAAACGCTCCTGCTTCGCGGACTTGGCTGGCATCAGATCATCTTGCCCCGGGTCTTGCCTCTGGAGGCAATGCCATCCGCACGTTTAGAAGCGGATACAGAGCCGCCTTTCCTCATCTTTGCGGCAGGCTGCGCTAACTGGGATTGAGTTGCTGGAGCGGCTGCAATACCTTGCGCCATAAGCTGCTCCTGAGCAGCCTTCTCTTCAGCCTTTTCTTGACCTCGACTTGCCAACTTTCTCGCGCCAAGGCCAAGAAAACCTTTGTCTGCAGCTTTGCCAAACGCGCCGCGACCAGTGGCTATGCCATAGGCCGGGCTAAGATTGGCCAGCATTTCTTTGGTTTTTTCGCTCATACAATCTTGCCCCGGGTCTTACCCCGGCTGGCGATACCGTCTGCACGGCGGGATGCGGATACAGAGCCACCAGAGGAGTAGCGTTTGACTTCCCTTTTTATGGAGCCACCGGTACGATGTCCGGTCGCTTTGTCGCCGTAAGATGCGCCTCGAAGGTAATCCCTCACTTCATCTTCTTTTTCAGCGGCCCTTCGGGCTTTACCCATTTTTGCCGAACTTTTTCTCGCGTCAATTTTTGCCAAAACATCTGCGGTTGCTTTACCGGCCACTCTTTCCCTGCCTCTGGCTAATGTTTCAACTGGCTTTGCTCTTGCAAGTCCTGATGCGACCTTTCCTACCGCAACTCTAGCGCCAGCCCCCGTGCCCGGAATATAACGGGCCGCACTATCTAAACTCTCCTCAAGAGAAGATTTGGTGGGGTATTTCCCTTTGTAATCGTCAAAGCCGCCAACTGGTATTTGATTCACATTAGAGCGGGGAGAGAGGCTAAACTCCCTGCGGTCATACGAATCATCACTGCCATCACGGGCCTCTATTGCTCTGGTGCGGGCAACGCCTGTCTGCGCCGCCTTGCTGGCAACAGACTTGGCACCACGGGGCATACGCTCTTCGTCGGAATACTCCGTCATGCCATCGGAACGAAAGACTCTCTGCGACTCAGGATCGTCGTCATCAACCCCGCCGCCGCTTTCGTACTTCTTCATCTTCAGTCGCTTTTTCATATCATCCTGCCTTTCGTTTTGCCGCGCTGTTCGCAGCCGCTACCACGGACGGAGCCACCCTTCTTGAATGTCAGCTTGCCTTTACCCATTTCGGTTCGGGTCGTTGGAGCCTTGTCTTCTTTCTTGCGGGTCTGCTCGTCGATGTAGTCTTGCCTCTCGTTGGACATCGGCACCGCCTCATCTTCCGGGTTCATGGCTTTCTTGCGACGCGATACTGAGGCTTTGATCTTATCGAACATGGATGTCTCCTATAAGGTGCGGATCGTGCTGGCCGCTTTAATGACCAATATGGCCTCGTGTACAACTGCGTTCACAACGAAAACCATAACAACGCCGATGACCACGATGGTGCTGTGCTTGATGATTGCTTTGCGAAGCTCCGCACGATCCTTCTCACGCTGAACAATCATCTTCATGTAGGGCAAGTATTCGGCGGTAAAGGCTTCCCAAGTCTCGGTTATGCACTGGATATCACGCTTCGTGGACTTATGATCCCGCTCCAGCGCCTGCAGTCCCTGCTCGTTTTTTTCTTGGGGTGTCATGGTCAGCATTTCCATGATTCGTTAGCCTCACGGTACGCTTCCCACTCGGGTGCATCCGCGCTGGCGAACAAGTACTGCGCTGCAAATTCAAGCAACATGGGGTCATCCCGAAAATGACCTAAACCCCGGTTGCAGTGATTGCAAAGCATACCGCGAACCGCCCCGGTTGTGTGGCAATGGTCAACAACGAGCGGGCCCGTGTCACCACAGATTACACACTGCTTCACGCTGGCTTTCAGATCAATGAGATCAGCATCGCTTATAACGGCGCGGTGCATACCCCTGTTTATGCCGCTGCGGTAGCTTGCTCGACACGCACGGCACCAGCTATCGAACCCGTTCCGTTTCTTATTATGCGGGGGGAAACTAGCCGCATCAGCCGCTTTGCTGATTTTACACTTTGTGCAGGTCAGCATTTCCATGCTTTTCTCGCAAGACGTAAGCGACTCTTAGGATTCTTCGCTGCCTTCGGCCACATCTTCATCTGGCCAGCCGACCGAGCGCAGAAGCTGTCTTTCCTTGAGCCACCCTCGGGCTGCGGCGCTTTCAATCCGGGCTTTCCGGGATTGGCCTTGTTGTAAGAATCCCTCCCCTTCGCGTTTAAACCACCTTTGGGGTTCTTGCCTTCTGCTCTTTGCCATGCTGGACTCTTAGCCATACGCCACCCTTAATGGTTCCTCTTCCCCTGCGATCTGAGCAGCTTGGATCATCGGGTAGAGAATGTCATTGCCGAAATCTCCATCGTATTCATGGATGCCAAAGTGACCCAACTTTATCGTCGGGTCGATCCACACCGTAAACCCGATTTCGCGGGCACGTTCGCAGAAGAGATAGTCCTCTCCGATGTAGCCTGCAGGTGTGGATTTGAAATCAAAAACAGAATGGAGTTTGCGGTTCGCTGTGGCATCAAAGTATTCCCATTCGGGATGCGCTGCAACCAGCGCCTCAATGACATTGCGACGGATGCACATGAAGCCGGTGCCAAGACTCTCAGCCCTGACAAGCCCCATCGCGTCCATCACGACGTTGCCATCGGCATCCTTGTCCATCTTGGAGTAATAGGTTGCCGGAAACTTGCGGGCACAACCAACGCCACCAACGATGTCGCGCTTCTGGTTCAACGCGAAGAGACGAAGGATGTCATCGGGATTCACCGACATATCAGAGTCAATGAACAGCAAGGAATCACAGGGGGATGCGAGGAAGTCGCTTACCAGAAGATTGCGAGCGCGAGAGACAACTGAACAGCCAGAGATTGTGCCAAGCTCAAAACCAATTCCATGCTGCGAGACTTGCTGCGAAAACTGGATAAGAGAACCCAGCATCTTGATAGACACTTTGAAGTCATACGCCGGGATGGCGATGAACAGTTTTTTGCCCGCCAAATCAAATTGTTGCTGAGATTTCATCGCTTCTCCGCGAGGTTGGGTGACCTCGGATAGTATTATCCGTGTTTAAGGCCAAGTTGCAACCCGCTTAATCGTCAAATATGTAGATCGGTTGCTTGGCTGCAGGCGGCGCGTAGGTACCTGTGTAGATGCCACCGGGGCCATAGACCACTCCCAAACGAACATCAGCTTCCGCAGGAAATAGCGAGAAGTAAACGAGGGTCGCGTTCTTCCCAGTGTAAGCATACGCCCCAGCGTTGGCCGTAAGGAACCGACCCCTTGCCAGTGACGCATTTTGACCCGTGTAGGCGTAAGCCCCGGCGTTGGCAATAATTCCCCGAGCAACCCGCAGAATCGCTGACTGTCCGGTGTAAGCATAAGAGCCGGTGCTGGCAGTAAGAGTCCGCCCTCTGGACAGGGATGCGTTCTGGCCGGTGTATGGGTAGCTTCCGGCGTCGGCGGTAAGGAACCGTCCACGAGCCAGCCCCGCAGTTTGACCAGTGTAGGCATACGAACCCGCACTGGCCACGAGGGACAGACCTCTGGATAGCGCAGCATTCTGGCCGGTATAGGCATAAGACCCGGCGCTGCAGGTCAGGGCATAACTTCTGCCAAGGGTTGCGTTCTGACCGGTATAGGGGTAATTCCCGGCATTGGCTGTGAGGAATAACTCCCTCGAAAGCGCAGCATTCTGGCCGGTATAGGCGTAAGCACCGGCATTAGCCGTCAGGGCGTAGTTTATAGCCGCAGGGGTGTAGGTTAGGTCTGAGGTCTGGCCGGTATATGCGTAGCTGCCCGCGTTAGCAGTGAGCGACCGGCCTTGCCCTAATGTTGCATTCTCCCCTGTGTATGCGTAGCTACCAGCGTTTGCCGTAATCGTTCTGGCAACCTTGAGCCCAGCAGTCTGGCCGGTATAGGCGTAACTGCCCGCATTGGCCGTAATTGATCGAGCAGCCTTCAGGCCAGCAGTTTGACCGGTATACGCGTAGCTCCCGGCATTGGCAGTTAGGGCGTATGCCCGCCTCAGAACTGCCGTCTGGCCAGTGTAAGCATAGCTCCCCGCGTTGGCGGTGAGCGAGTAGGATCGGCCTAGGGTAGCGGCTTGCCCGGTGTAGGCGTAAGAGCCCGCAAGGGCGTCAAGGGTGTAAGCAACCGGCCCGATATCACTGATGTTGATCGGGGGGTTCGGATCATGCCCTGCGGTTCCGGGTTGCCACTGCCAGCTAGGTGCTAACTGGTCATTCTGCAGGAATACCGCAACGCCGTTTGGGGCTACTACCCTGTTTGTCATGGGTTACCCCTTACGCGTCAGCCGCTAAGTAGCGTTATGAATCCCGCATAAGTCGTTGCAGTTGTGGCGCTCTTGAAGTATTCGATGAACGTCAAGGCTGCACCGTCGTAGATGCGCTCCAGATTGAACGACGAGTTAATGCCGTCAAGAACGACCGATTGATTGGCCACGCCTGCAGCAGGAAGCAATGCAATCGGATGCGCGATCATATGATCCACGTTACCGGTTTGTGCGGCGGACAAGTCAAAATTGGTGATTTTCCTCAATCCGGTATCCCCGTTGTTCAGCGGGTAAAACCAAACAGGCTGCGTATACGGTATGGTGCTGACCGCTGAAGACACCCGAATTGCTTGAGCGGCACCTGCTTCGGCAGTGTTGCCGTCCTGATCCATGTAAGTCAAAACTAGATTGCTCGCCGTAGCGTTAAGAACGGTAGTGACATTGGCGGAGATGAAGTTACCCGGAGCGGTTGTAGCCGTCTGATACCGCGTGGGGACGCCAGTCACAGTGACAGCAGTAGCGGTTGCGTGGTTAAAGTTGGCACCCCACAGAACATCTACAAGCATCAGGCTCGTGCCACCGGCAAGGGTGTTGGTGCCGATCCAGTTGACGAAATGAAGCGTGTCGCCAACACCCGCATCAAACTGCTCCAAGGAACCGGAATTTGTGTTGGTGTATACAGTTCCACCCGGGGCAGCAGCGGCAATTGCAGCAGCCGCTGGGAGCGTGCCAACCGGCCAAAGCCACTGTGAGGAGCCAATCGCTGGCGAGGCAACGCCGACCTTTTGATACATCCGCACTTGCTTCTTGCTACTGACGGTGGCTTCCGAAATCATGTCGGACAGTGAGGTGAACCCGGCGTTTAAACTGCCATGCCGAACCCGTGCGGCTCGCTTTACCCGGCCTGCGATGTAATCCACCAGATTGCCATAGTAACCGCCCTTTATGGGGCCACAGAAATCGCCATCCCCGCAGGCATAGACGCGCCCGGGAACGCCAGCAATAGGCACGGGAGGGCCATACCAACCCTTCATACGCTTGGAGATTGACTCAACCTCTTCCGCACCAAGCCAACGCTCCAGCTTCTGCGCCGGGGTGGCCCTAACCAGATAGCGGTCAATATCGAGGGTGTTGTCGCTGAATACGGTTTTCATTAGCCACTCGCAAGCATGATGGTTCCGGTGTAGGAAGTCGCTTGGTTAGCGCCCTTGTAAAACTCCATCAGGGCCAAGCAAGCGCCATCATACACGCGCTCAAACTGGAACGCGCTGTTTACGCCGTCAATAACAGACCATGCTTGGCCACTGGAATTGACCTGTTGGTTGACCGGAATAATGGCCAAAGGATGGGCAATCATACGGGCTACATAACCGTTGTTACCGTTGGTGAAGGCGATGTTTGTTGCTTTTCTCAGGCCAGTGTCACCGGCATTCAATGGAATAAACCAAACCGGCGCGGTATGTGGAATAGTGCCGACCGCAGAGCTAATTCTAATCGCAAGGTTGGGCGCGGTTTCGGCAGCATTGCCATCCTGATCTTGATAAGTAAGCTGGATGTTCGCTGCGGTAGTGCCGAGCGCAACTGTAGTGTCTCCAGACATGAAGTTACCGGGGGCCGTAGTCGCTGTCTGATACCGAGTGGGAACGCCGGTGATGGGGTTGTTCGTATTATTGTAGTTGAGGTTGACGTCCCACAGGTAGTCCACCAACATCAAAGACCCTGCTGCAGTTGTTGCTGCGCCAACGCCCGCGCCACTGATGAAGAATGTGGTGTTTGTTCCGGCATCTGATATTTGCCTGAACCCACCCAAAGACGTATTGGTGTAGACAGTGCCACCGGGGTCGGTCGCACTGGAACCCGGAGCGGTCGCGCTAACGGGAACGGCTACCCGGCGGAACAGCCATGCTGATGCGGATGTTGCGGGCTGGGTAACGCCGGTCTTGTAGAAGTTGAATTTCTGACCAAGGCCACCGTATTTTACGTCATCAATGAGGGCTTCCAGTGAAGCGAAGCCCGCGTTCAACTGATACTGAGGACGCGCAGCGACTCGCAGGAAATTGCGAGCTCGTGAAGCAGAGAATTCGAGAAAATTACCAAAGTAACCGCCACGAATAGGGCCGCAGAAATCTCCACCCGCACAGGCATACACCCTCCCCGGAACGCCAGCAACAGGAACTGGCGGGCCATACCAATTCCGCATCTTCATTGAAATACCTTCGACGGTCTCAGTCCCAAGCCACCGCTCCAGCTTTTGTGCTGGCGTAGCTCTCAACAAATACCTGTCGAGGTCAACAGTGTTACCTGAAAATACGTTTTTTATGCTACGCAAGAGCCAGCCCAGCCTTCAACGGGCTCCGGAACAACCCAAGAGCCCGAGCCATCAGGAACCGGATTAGGTAAGCCGTAATCCGGATGCACAAACTCAATAGTAACGCCGCACAAGGGGCAGTTGAAAGTAACCCCATGTGGTGCGTCAGAAACTACTGAAAAATTATGGGCCAACTGTGAAGACTCCGTTCGTGCCATCCAGCGTCACGGCGAACGTATCGCCTGAAGTCAACGTGATGGACGATCCGTAGTCCCAGTAAGCAATCGGCTGCGAAGTCGTGCTGTCCCAGAGAATCGCGTAGCGGAACGGCCCAACAGAGCCGGTAGCCGTCCACGTTGCCGGGGAATTCAACACCAACTTGAAGACACCCGCCGCCTGCGTAGATGTAGACGTTGTTGCAGCATTGCCCCCTGCCGTGTATCCGTTGCCGGTGGCAAGATCGGTCGTGCCCGGGGTGAAGGTGGTGTCAGCAATAGTGACGGTATTCGACAGCGCAACCTTCCACGCATCGGAGCCAGCGTTGATGCCCTCAACGAGGAACTCAACACCAGAGGTGTATTTGACATAAGAAGCGGTTGGCATTTCAGATTTCCTCTAAAAGAAAAGTGACAGCCACTTCGGCGGCTTCACTCAAATTTACGATCAATGGCGCATCAACTTCACCGGTTGTCATTTGCCTCTTACTGATCGCATACACCCGATACTTCTCCTGCGCTCCGAGAGATATCTTGATCAACGGAGACGCCGCAGAGCCGGGATCATTGATAGCGTAGCTCCATCGCACCCGAACACGCTTTCCTGCTGCAGGGGTGTATATGGTTGTGTTACCAGATGCGGTAATAGTGCCGACAATGTGAGTAAACTCTTGTTCAGCACTATCGCCGTCATAGTAGTAGCTCATGCCACTGCCGACCACCCCAGCCATATCAGCCGATCTTCGCTTTCAGGCTTTCGAGTGCGTCTTCGATTGACTTCTTCTTTGCCGCAAGCTCGGAAATCTCTGCCTCGATCTCATCTTTTTGTTGCTTCAGTTCGGAGTCTGCTTTGGCTTTGGCCACAACCAGATCGCGCTCAACAGAACGCAGATCGTTGGCGGCAACCTTCGCCCGCTCATTGATTGCGGCCACCTTCTCAGCGACCTCGGCATCGATCTTCTCGATATGAGCTTTTGCATCCGCCAGATACTGGTCGTAACCCTGTTGGGCAACGGCTTGGCTTTCCTTCAACTTCTGGATGTTTGCGGCGACGGACTCACGAACCGGATCGATGCGGGCCTCTTCGTCAGCGATTTTCTGCTGAACAACCTGAAGCTGCCGTTCGATGGTAGCAACGCCGCGCTTTAACTCTTCCTCACGATCAGCGGCCTCAATAACCGCAGGCAAAGCCTGAAGCATCGGTGCCCACAGATCGTAAAATTTCTGAAGCTCTCTTGGATTGAGATTCATGTTCGCCTCTAGCCGTTAGCCATGCCAGCCTGCACGGCGGTCATTGTTGCGGTTCCGCTCACCCAGACAGTCACGTTAAGTCGAATCGCCGTCACCGGGTAGGCGTAGTTTCCGTCGAACGAGGTCGTTTTACTGACCATCGTTGCGTGAGAAAACCAGTTTGCCGTAGCCGGATCAAACGTGGGAGACCAGATATCATCAAACGTATGCTGCACCGTGTAGGTCAGGGAAGCGCCAGCACTGAGGCTGACGCCCAACCCGACATTGAACGGCGAGATGTACTGGTCGAGCGGAAGGGTTGCGGATACCGCAACCGCGCCAACTGTTACTCGAATGGGTCTCACGACACCCCCTTATTAAGCGTCAGCGAACGGGGTAGCAACAACTCCGGAGCCGAGGGCAATACCGTTGACCATGTACTTCAGCGCGTCGATGGCAAAAATCTGCACCCACGTACCCGCAACGCCACCGGTGGTGCCACCGTTGAAGTTGATGAAGTCGTTGGCCGCTGCTGCGGTGTAGGCCACCAGCGCATTCGTGGTGTCGGTGTCAACGCCAAGAATCGTGCCGATGAACTTGTCGGTGCCGTTGGTGCTGATTTTCAGGCTGCTGGTGGCGATGGTGGTCGGAACCCAGATCGTGTAGACCACACCTTCGTTGTTCAGGGTGTTCGGGTCGTTGCCCGGGCCGGACGAAACCGAGTTTGCAGCGGCGTTGATTTGGGGCAGGGTCAGCGTAACGTCCGCCGCCAGAGTGCCGCCAATCGAGAGAATGCGGCCAGCGTGCGAAGTGGGGTTCAGGGTGGTGCTGGAAGTGATGCTGACGATGGTGGACGGGCCTTGCTGAAACAGACCGCCAAGCGAGCGAATCGGGCCGTCAAAAGTCGTAATAGCCATGAATATCTCCGTGTGTTAGCACATCCCCGTATCGTCTCTAACAAGTCTGCCCAGCCAGTCGATACGAGTGAAATCTGGGGTCTATAGCCTTTATATCAGATAGACCCGCAAAAGAAAAGAGCCCCCGAAGGAGCCCTTTCCCAAACCACACAGCGCTGTTACGCGCCCGGAGAGCCGAAAGCGCCCAGCGGGTCAGACCAGCCGAAGCTGTAACGCTCACGAGCCTTGTAGCGCACGTTGCCCGTGTCGAAATCGCCGTCCATGCTGTTTGCCAGCGGGGTGCGGACGAAGTGCTTCATGCCGTTCGGAACGTCGGTGCAAAGGAACCAAGCGTTGGTGTCTGTCAGGTAGTGGTTGACAGAGTAACCGCCCGGGATTGAACCGTTGTTCTTCAAAGCATTGATGTCGTTGTTGTTGGTGCCGACACGCAACTCAGTTTCGAGCAGGCGGGTCGCAACGAACATCAGGCTCGGCGGAACGATCAGCTTGCGGGGTTTAGCCGCAATCAGCAGACCGCGCTCATCCGTCCAGCCAGCGATTTGAATGACAGCGGCCTCAAGCGAGGTCTCATTCAGATCGGCAGCGGTGGTCGGCTCGTTGCTGTTGGTGCCACCGGATACCAGCGGGTGTGCGGTCGAAAACAACTCAACACCATCGCCACCTTTGTAGGTGGACGAAAAGCCGTTGTTGAGGATGTTCGCGCCCTTGACCTGCTTGGTATAAGCCATGGCGCGAGCCAGAGCTTTGGTATACCGGGCCGACAGGGTGTCGTACAGGTTGTCTTCCATCGCCTCTTCGGTGATGGCGAAACCCAGTGCGATGGTTTCGTGGTTGTAGCGGGCAGTCCATGCTTCCTGTGCGTTGTCATACGCAATTGCGTTGCCCTCGTTTTTCACGGGGGCGGCGCTGAAGCCGGACAGCTTCTGCTCTTCCTCGAAGGAACGCTCGGAGGTTTCGGTCTCGAAAATCTCCTTGTGTTCTTCGCCGTAGGTCTCGTACTGCATACCGAACAGCGCATTCAGCCCGGGGAGGAGTTCTTTAAGTAGCTGGGAACGAGAAATTGCCATGATTCATGGTCTCCTTATACGCCAGTAGCGTTCTGATACTGGTGCATACCGAAGTTCCACTTCACGATCACTTCAGTATACGAGCCCAGCGAGTTACGGGTGTCCGAAACGACATCAACGATGCGAACGGGCAGGGTGTTGGTCGTCGCCGTGGTGGCCGAGATTGCAACCAGCGAGTCGCCAGTGAAGGTCGATCCGGTGTTGTCCACCAAGGCGGCGTTGAAGCCAACTGCGGCTTGCGTGACGCCACTCATCGTGGTGCCGCTCGAAACAACAGCGACCTTGAACAGCGCGTCGTAGTCATCGACCACATACGCTTGGATGTCCGAGGCAACGGTGGCGGCGGGGAAGTATTGCTTGAAGACCTTCTGATTGCTGTTCGGGTCGGTATAGGTGCAACCAACAAAAACACCAACGGGGGTCATGGCAGAGTCAGCCGGATCACGGGTGATGTAGCCACTGGTCAGCTTGACGGCATCCCCGAAGAAAATCGAGGTGCCCTCTCCGCTTGCAATAGCGATCAGACGGGTCGAACCAGCGTACACCTGCCCACCAATCAGATTGATCGGCTTCAAACCGTACGGCTTGTCAATCGTGGGGTAAGCCATTGTTTAAGCTCCTGTAGTTACCCTCGTGCGCTGCGACTTGTGGTCGTGTGTTTTTCACTAAACAGCGGCATACGAGGATCGTTTTCTCTCATGAGGTTTGCGTCTACTGCCTGAGCCTGCTTCCGGGTCATATCAGCGTAATAAGCGTTCCGCTGGTCAACCATGTCAGTGGGCGTCTTGCAGAGCATCAAACCGCCAATTTCTACGTTCCCAGAACTTTTTCCAAAATTCTGGAGTTCCGGATGGTCTTCGACTTTCACCGGCTCCCATCCTTCAGATGCTTTTGCGGCCACGTTCTTGCTATCAGCCTGACCCGCGAGGGAAGTTCTGACGTAGCGGAACTTGTAACCGTCTTGTGGTGCTGGCGACGGGAGCAGTGTCGGGGGTGTCCAGACGCGCTTCCGAGCAGTTTGTTCGCGTGTTTCTTGTTCACGATTGTTACGATCAGACATTTTCTTCACCTTTCCGTATTGATGCGACGTAGCGTTCAAGCGGTACCCCAAGTCTTTTTGCCATAGCGACCTGAGTCTTCGTCAGTTTGATCTTGCCAGACGATGGCTCCGTTCTCCCTGCTGACGCAACAACTGTAGAAGGTGGCTTCGTTTGACCGAACTTGTGCGGGAACGACTCCCGAATGCGAGCATTAACTTGCTCGAAGTAGACTTCAGACCCAGCCTGATATCCTTTGGATACAAGCTCGTCGTGAATGCCCAACGCAGCACCGCGCATGACAGGATCAGTATCGAACCACTTATTGCTCTCTACCCACCGACTGGTGCGTTCGTCGGGGATGACCTGTGGAATTCGTTCTACATCAATATTCTGCTGTTGTAAAGGCTCTTGATACTTCGGTTGGTAATTATCTACCTCCCGTTTCTCAACAGAGAACATGGCGAGCTTCCTCTGAGCAGCCAGCATCTTATCCACATCGCCGGTCTCATGGGCCTCTTTGAAATCCTTTTCGGCGCTCAGTAGCTTGGCATCAATCCCGGTCTTCTGCGACTCAACCAGAACTTGCTCACCAGTTTTCAGGCGCTCTTGAAGCTGCCTGTTCTGATCGGAAACGACCTTGGCAAACCGAACGGCTTCCTGTTGATCGCGGAAGGCACGTTCCTTCTCCCGGCGTTCATCATGGTAGGCTCGGCGCAAGTCCTTGATCCGCTTCTGAACTCCATCGCCATACTGAGCGATCTCGTCATCGTTGACCTCTACCGGTGGGCCTTTCTTCCGGTTTCGGTCGCCCTCGGGAATGTCATCGACAATCTCGAT